AACAAGGGGCAGACAACATCAGTATCAGGAGCAGCTTTTTCATCTTTTCTCCAATCGTAGTAACCGAGTTTTACCCACTTGCTGAATCTGTAAACATGCCTCAATAGAAATATCGCAATACCCAACTGAACCGTAAGAGTCGTAGGATTAACGTCATACTCAACACCATCAACAAACTCACCCACGACAACAAGACTTCCAATCAACATAAATACAAGACTTAACCTACCTGCTAGACCATCTTCGTAGCGCGGATGAACAATGAGATAGGCAGAAATCAATGCAACGATTAAGCAACAAATGACATAGAGGCTCATTGACCGCCCCCGAATTTGCTTTTAACAATCCCTGCGAAGTCTGTTTCTCTAATAAATTTCATTAAGGCATCCGAAACAGAAAGACCAAAGTAACCAAGAATGAAACCAACCCCAGATTGGTAGGTGTCATGCGATAAACTGAAAAAATTAAGCATCGGGTCCGCACCAAACGAGGCAACGCAAAACCCAAACGTGAAACCTATAAATCTTTCTTTAATATCCCTAGCCGGTCCGGTGATTGCGGCAAGGGCAGCCCCGATGAGGCCAGGAAATAGGATTTTTATTTTTAAAAAAAGGGCTTCCAAACTTTCCTCCGTACGTAAAAAAGCCCCTTTCGGGGCGGTTATCAAAATTTAAAAATTAAGCGGCAGAAAGATTAATAGTTCCAGTTAGCGACGGTATATTTACAGACACCGGAGGTATTTGAATTGGGGGAATGGTTACGCTTCCAGAAGGCTGAAACAGGAAAGAAAAAGCATCTTGCCAAGTCTGCCCCGCTACTTGCTCTACTAAAAGTCCAGTTATTACAGAGTTCATCCACTGTTGTTCAACGTCATTATTAATAATGTCAGCGGTAAGAACGGTTCCAGAAGGAATCACCAAAGGAACGCGAAAATGCATCGGGCCGGCGTTGTCTGGAACTGAAACCACATTATTTAAAACCAGCATCGAAGCCCTGGCGCCAGCTCCACCGTCGGTAAATTTACTTCCCAACTGCATATCGGTAATGCCCAACCAGAAACCAGAAGGAACTGTGTAGGGAAATACGCCGGAACACCAAGTAAATCCATTGGTGCCGCTTAATGTCTGTATAAAATTGGGCTGGACTAACTTGCTATGTATAAACTGCATTGTTTTGATGACCATTTTTAAATTCTCCGATCATCAATGTAGCCAAACGTCGAAATAGTTATAGTTGCGCTTGTTCCGTCGCCATCCGTATTTACTTGAGCAGAGGTATTCGTCATTACATCAAGAGATGCAGAAACAGAAACACCATCTGCATTAAGTATGCTGCGATTAGTGCTGCTGCCAGTAAGAGCTCCTACATCGGGGTCATTAACAATAGTATTACCAGCCGTTCCCGCAGAGGCTGCGGTAGCTGTAATACAAGCCTTTACTTTAATTCCAGTAGGCACCGTCAATGTGCGATTAGTAGCCGCTGTATTCGCCGCAGCGTTTACATCAAGAACAGGTGTTTTCCAATCAAACTGATTTCCGGTCTGCAAAAATGGCTTGATAGCCGCGCCCGTCCTAACAATCGAACCAATGCGCCGCTTATAGTCATAATTAGCCGGCATCGTCGGCGCGGTTGGAGAGGTAGAAGCTAGAACATCGACAACGCCCGTATCAGAGCGAGCAATAGCAAAAATATGATACGTGGTATTAGCGATTGAACCCGTATCTAACATTCCTTGATTAGTTCCAACGGTCCAGTTTGCATCAAGTCGTTTAGTTAAAGCAGACGCAAGCCTTATTAGATAAACAGAATCAGAACTAACCGCAACACCTGTAGCAATATCAATATCGTTCGTTGCGTCGGTTACGTTATTAGATAAGGTGTATCCATTTAAATATCCGGCAATGTCTCGCAAAGGCACAAGCTGAAGCGCACCAAAAGCATCAGCAGTAACAGTAACCGGCCCAAGCAATCCAAGAGTTCCGGTTGTAAAAAGCTGCTCATACCTCAACGAGTCTCCTGCGGTAGAGCCCGCTGCAAGTCCTGTATGCTTAAAGCCTCCCATTGGAAGATTAGCCGTAGGGGTAGTTTGTCCGTCTTTAGCAAGAGACTGAGTTAAAGCCGTTTCTATATCGCTTAAAGTGTTGTTGTGGACGGTAGAGCTAATTGTGGTTCCCGTGGTTACAGGGTTCCCCGCTGGGAGGGTGTAAGTGCCCGAGCCGTTTCTTGACATTTATGCTCCTACAAATGAAAAAAGCCCCTTTCGGGGCTTGTGGTAAACTTAGGGGATGACTTATCTTTGGTATAAGTTTTCTAAACTTCTCGTCCTAATGGCGATAGCTTTTGTCTTGGGGCTTCTGGGCTTTTTCAGGGCGAAGTAGCCAGCACAGCAGGAGCGCCCAAAAGACCGTATTGCGGGGCGAAATTCTCTAAGGCTTTAGCAGTCGCAGCGGCTTTAGCGGCCTGATTTACAGCCCTAGCAGACATACCCTTAACCGCCGCGCTTCGATCTGCCATAAACGCCAAAGCAGCCGAGGGGTTACTAGCCAACCAAGACAACCCAACGGGGTTTTTATTAGCATCTACCCCCGCCCTACGCTGCGCCAGTTTCAAAGCATTAACCAAATCTGACTGCTGCTTGTTAAGAGGCGCGACAGATGGAACCACCCTTTCAATTTCCTCTTTTAAAGCCCTTGCAATGGCCTTCTGCGCCTCTGTATCAGCCCCCTTTACCTCTCCATAGGCTTTGTCCTTCAGGGCTTTGTAAGTGCCGGTTTTAAGGTCTTGTGCAAGTTGAACCGGAATAGCATCACCGTTAGGCAAAAGAGGGTGAGACAAGAGCCCATCACCAACACCGGCAATAGCAGCCAAATCCGAAGCGGGAGAGGCTTGTTTGGCAAATCTCTCTCCGGTTTCGTTAAGTCCTTGTAGAACCGTTTTCTTGCTTACGGTCTGCCCTGAGTTTGCAATCTGGCTTTTAACTTGATTGTTCAAAGCGTCAACCATCATTTCCAGCTTATCCACGCCGGATTTAGTCGGGCTAATGCCTTCCCTTAAAAGAGTCTCAACGGCTTCATCTGATTTACCGGATTGAACGGCTTTAACACCAGGCTTTAAGGCACTTTGCATCAGGCTTTTAGCTGCACTGTTAGCGCCGCGTGAAATCAAATCGCCCGCCATTCCAGCGCCATAAACAGCACCAGGAGTCGCGCCGCCGATCAAAGCCCCCGCCTTAGCGTCATCGGGATTAATTAGACCGGCCTGAACTCCACCACCCACGGCACCAGCACCGCCGCGAGTCAGGGCGTTTACTAAAGTGCTGTTGGTTGCAGCGCCACCAAGATTAAAACCACCGGATTGAATAGCAGGGGCAAACTTAGCCAATGCAGGGATAGCCGCAGCGCCTTTAGCTAATAGACTAGGAGCGCCAGCGGTTCCGGCAATCTGCGTTCCAATATCGCCAGTTTTAAACGCTAGAGAATTAGGGTCTGAGTTTTCCCCGAAAAACTGGTCTATTGTTTTCTCTCGCTCTTTACGGTCGCCCATAACTGAGCCAACGATAGTGTTACCGATACGAGAAGCACCTTTAAGAGCGCCCATTCCCATATTCTTAACTTGGTCTAACGTGCCTTCAGCGGAGAACATCGGCATATCTTGGGGGCCGTTTTGATCTACTTGAGTCAACGGTTTAACGGACTGCTTGTGAGTCTGGTTAGCCCAAGTCCAAGCCGTGTTAGCGTCAGGAGCGTCTACCTCGTAAGTCTTACCGCCTACATCGACTTCAAAGGTTTTCATTTTTTCTCCCTAACCGCACCAGGGGGCGGGGCGCTTTGATTCCTACGGTCTGGGCCGGAATACGCATCTGCCCGATTACCAGCAGAGGGCAAGAGTTTTTCCGCCTGAAGTTCGGCAATATCAGAACCGCCAGGGCCAGCCATCCGAGTAAAGCCCTTAATGGCAATTTCACGGTTCAGCCGCTTTTGGTCTCTAACTTCTTTGGAGTCGCCAGGACGGGGGAAATACTGCTTAATGGCGTTATCAAACTCAGATGGGGCGATAACCGCGCCCGACTCTTGACGGAGAACGGCATTAACAAAGTCTCGTTGAGCCTGTTCTACTCGTTGCTGGTCGCCGGAAAGCATGGAGTTACCCACATAACCCGCAATCCCACCAATAAGAGGCATGTTTTCTGCTGCGCGTTTAGTCGAAAGCCCCTCAAGGTTAATCGTGTCCTCTAACCCCCTCAAAACCTTGTCAGATTGCGCCGCACGCTGTCCAAACATCACCGCCTTACCCTGCCCCTCAGTCAGAGGTTTATTCTCCCCCTTGGGGCGTAAAGGCTGCCCTGTGGTGGGGTCAATCACCGGAGCAACGGATCCGTCGCGCCCTCTGGCAAAAATAGCGCCGTCCGTTTGTATAATTTGATCTTGCGGTTGCTGACGATTAGCCGCAACCATCGCCGCCATATCCCGTTTAGCATCAATCTGCATCTGCACAAGCTGTTTCTGTGCGGCTGCGCGTTCTTGAGCCGAAGCCCTTTGATCTTCCGCCCTCATTCTCAGTTGTTCCATCTGGAAGTCTCGTTGAGCTTGAGCCTGTTCGCCACGGAAAGACCTATCTTCCTGACGGTTAGCGCGAGTCTCGCCAATCTGCATCAATCCAGGGGCCATCTGTCTTACATCGGGCAATCGGCTTTGTAGAGCAATCATCGCGGCTTGGTTCGGGTCGCCAGGGACGGCAGGATTAAACGGCATCGGAGTGCCTTGGTCTGCTGACTGTTGAGCCTCTTGCGGGTCGAACTGTTGCGGAGTCTGGGGGGTTCCACGGAGTGCGTTAGCAAGTGCGGCCATGTCCGTAGAGCGTTCTGTGTCCATCCGGCCCATCAAGTCTTTACGCTCTTGGGAGGCCATTTCAACGCCTTTGCTCCCTGAATAAGCGTTAAGCATCTTAGCCAAACCTTCAAGGGGGTTAATCCTTGCGGTCATTCCACCTACAGACTGAGCTTGAAGGGGAGCCATCCCTTGTTGTCTCAAAAGCTCGGCGTATTTTCTACGCTGGTCAATGTCTTGGGTTTCTGCTTCGTAAGGGCTAAATCCGTTTTGCATAACTATTCCCCTTATCGGAAGGTGCCTTTAGGTGCGCCCAGCGCAGCGCCACCAAGACTAAACAAGCCATTCATCATTGCGTTGTCTTGCGCGACATTGGCGTTATAAAGACCCATGTCATACTGCCCTTGAGCTTGAGCAGCACCCAACATATTCGCGCCCGTAGTCGTTTGCTGTTGGGGAACTTGGTTAAACGTGGGGTTAGTGACCTGCGAGCCAGTCCTCAGAGCGTTCAATTCATTCAGCGGTTGATTACGGAGAGAATTAGCTAACTGGTAGGTCTGCGGCATCGTGTTAATACCGGACAAAATCGCTTGTTGATAAGCGTCATTCCGACCGAAGTTAAAGTCTTTCATCGCGTTGTCGTAGGCTTCAGTTCCAGGTCGAAGCCCTTGATTAACCAACTGAGTCTCGGTCTGTTGTTGTTTCCTATCCCACATCGGGTCTAGTCGAGAAGTAATCGCCCCTTCTGCGGCGTTCTGAACATCACCCACGGAACCGAAATCAAACGGCTGCGAAAGCCCCTGCCCCACTCGATCAAGCGCAAGGCCAGTCTGCTCACCCAAACCCAAAGAAGCGTTATTTGAATAATCTAAAAGTTTTTGACCAACGGGAGAAAGATTAATCGTCTGACTCCAACCACTGTCAGGGGTCGCCGCGTTCGGGTCTCTTGAGTAAGTCAAAGACCCATAAGGGGTATATTGGTTAATCCGGTTCGCTTCAGTAGCAGCGCGAGTCGCTTCTAAATTACCTTGTGCGGTCGCAGTAGCGGCGCCAGCATAATCAGGAGCCGGAGGAGGCGGTGAGGATCTTTTGCCCATATTTTTTCCCTAAATATTTACAGTCTTGCTTCTTCATTGTGTAAAGCAAAATATCCCCATTGGGGTGACAGTCTGTTAAGACTCCCTCAATAGAGAAACCCATTTTTTCAACTAAATTGATAGACTTTTGATTATCAGATGCAACAGGACAGATAATCTTGTTGACGTTCATTGAGTTAAACGGATAATCAAAAATAGCCGCTAAAAACTCGCCAGAAAGAAACTCACAAGCTATGTGACACACTACTGAGGCTTTATTAAAGTCCTCGTAGATAACCCCTGCTTTAATATTCCCGTTGATAAGTAAACCCAAAGCATTAGAGGAAAACTTATCAAACTGTCCGTTTATTCTTGAAGCAACCCAATCTCCGACATACGGATTAGAAACAATCACAGAACCCCGCCGTTCTCCATTTCTACAGTAGTAGAAACCCACCTAACATCAATTACATTTGATGCCACTTTAATTCTAGGCGCGGCCCAAACACCTACACCGGAAACACCCTGCCACTTCTGGACCGTTTGCAGATCGCCGCCCCACAATGAAGTATCCCAAACAGCCGTATCCCATACTGCATAAGTAGTCGGAGAAAAAGGTATAGGAGCGGTTGTGTCATCGGTATTGAAATCAATATTCAAGTTAGCCGCGATGTTTGGGCTTCCGTTAGAGCGGAAATAAGGCTTAATCATGTTGAAGCGTTTAATCCGTCCAGGTGAACCCATCGGGCTAAACGCCTGTAAACAATCGGCTGTAATGTTTGAGCCGTTATCCGCAAAAGTATCCCAAGCCTTCCCTACAATCGTATCTCCACCAAAATAGATATGGTCGTTGAAGATTTCCCAACAATTCGCAGCCCAACCAGTAAACTTAGTCCAAGATTTCGTGATGGTGTTCATCACATATTGCTCTTGTGAGGAACCCTCGGCCACCGGAACATTTAGATAAAGCTGATTCTGTTTCGGGAATTGAATCAACTGCCAGCCGAAGTTAGAACCGTAATTTGTAACGGCATCACTGACAGCGAATTGAATCTTGTTTGTTAGAGCGACTTTCGGATTAACCCTTGATGATTGAAGGGCACCCGACATAGGGTAAACACCGTCCTGACAGATAATAAGAAGGTCGCCGGAATACTTTATAAAGCACCTACGTCCTACAGGAGCGCCGATCTGCCAGATACCCACTAAAGCCCAAGTGTTAGCACTTGATGGGTCTGTTCCTTTATATACAATCACCTCACCCCATGAGGTAATAAAAACAGCTAAATCATCAACACCTTGTCCACCGTCTACAGTCCAAGTCGCCATTGCCATTAAATAACCGCCCATCTGAGCAACCCCAGAGAGGTCAAAAGCTGTGGCAGCGCCAGCGATAGCAGAAGTCGATAGATACCACGCCTTTAAAGTGTTTTTCTCTACAAACCAAAGGCGGTTTTTATGCTGATTAATGTGAATAAGATTAGCCTTAGTCACACCAGTAATAGCTGCGTCAGTAAAGGTAGTGCCATCCCAATACATCGGAGAATCGGCACCGTTCACCATATAAAGGTAATTGCCTGAAGTGTTAGCGTAGTTCTGATACTGAAACCGGACGTTAGTTAAAGCTGACTTAACAGCAGCACCCACCGCACCGCCGGAAGTCACGTTATATAAAGCCGTTCCAGAACCCGCCAAGAGCTTGTTAGCAGTCAGTCCGTTATAGGCCATTAAAGACTCAACTTGAGCAGGTAGACCAGTGGCGAAATTGCTATACCCCATCCTCAACTGTAAATCTGAGGTAGAGGGATACCAATTCTCAATAGATACCGCGTCTGTGAGTTCCATCGCTCCCAAAGCGTCACGGGCGTTCCACCCCCCCGTCGGAGCAGAGATAGACGAGAGGGCAGCTTTAAAAGCCCTGTTAATCGGTCGAAGGGCGGTTCTCACAGGTTCCAACTACCCGCAGGAACAATGACACCAGGGAAAATGTCGTATTTCGTATTGGATAGATTAAGCCAATCCTTACCGCCATCCCTATTCGCTAGGTCTTGATACAGTCGTTCAGATTTAGCAAAGTCCTCTGCGTAATCAAGTCCTCTCTGTTGTTTCCAGCGCCAAATCGTGTCAAGGATAATCAGGTTTTCATCTAGCTTCGCCGTGTCTGTGTCTTGCGTCCAATACGGAGAAGTAGATACAGAAGTCGTTACCCAATTCTTAGAAATGTATTCAAAGTAACAGTCTTGTCCAGCGGTAGGGATTGGATACATCGCCAATTCACCGCCGATGATTCTGTAACCAGACCAAGGGCCGTTAATCGCAAAGGCTTTCTGTTGCTCCCAATTCTGCGGAGTCTTAGGCCCGAATACAGGTCTACGGAGAGTTCTGTTCCAAATCGTGTCATTGATGATGTAATCAATGCTCGGAACAATATCCGTGAGGGTGTCTTGAATCTCAGTCGCTACAGTGGTGAAGTTCGCAACCCCTAAAAGAGCTTGCCACGGATACCGACGAGACAATTCCTGTCCTGCCTCGTTCGATAGTTCAAGGATTTGCAAAATCTGCCGTTCTGTAGAACCAACAGCGGACGAGGGAGAATCTAGACCTACCCTCAAGCAAACTTTTTGAACTATCGAAAGACAAGTCATCAGGCAGCCTCTACCAGTTTAGGAGGCCGCCCCTTTTTGGGTTTAGCCTCAAGCATTTGTTTCATCAAGTCCTCTAGCTCTTGGACTCGCTTTTTAAGTTCTAAATTCTCAGTCATGGCTGCGTCGGCAATTTCTTTACCTTTAAGCCACTCTCTAGCCTGTTCGCGGAGATTCCGACCGCCCATACCTAAACGAGCCATCGCCTCCTCAGTCATCGCCGCTACGTCCTCAATAGTGAGAATACGCAGGGCAATAAAGTTCTCAGCCTGTGCAGGAGACAGCAAAGCCCACTGTTTGACTGAGGTTCCGTTAAGAGGCGGCTCCATTCCTGCTTTCCACGCTTCATACTTTTTATGGAAAGCGTCTACCCAATCAGGCGGGTAAGCGTCTGCCCTGTTCTCTAGTGACTTTCTTTTAATAGAAGCCAGCCAATCACTAGCCACCATCTCAACCTGATCTTTAGACCCAGGCTGCATGATGTAAGCCATTTCAACGTCTTTAGTTACCCGATAACCAAGCTCAACGCTTTTCTTCGGGTCATCCTTTGCAATCACCTTAAACTCAATGTAAGGGGGCCGTTGAGGGGCCAGAGCTACGCTCATTTTGTCTCCTGTTTGTATGCAACTACGCGAATATCCCGATTGGGATAATGAAAAAGAGCATCCACGACTTCGATATTCTTAAAGCCGTTAGCCTCTAAAACTTCCTTTAATTCTTTCTTAGACCAACACCATTGATGCAGCATTTCCGGTCGATTTAATCGAACGTCACCGAAAAGCCCAAACAAGGTAAAAGCCAGGTTCTTTTCCCCGTCTACGATCATCTTTGCGATCTTGTCTAAACAGGGAACCTCTATAACTAATTTTCCACCGTCTTTAAGACACCGATTCCAGTCTTTTAAAGCTCCTTCACATTCCATCCGGTGAATATGCTCAAAAACGTGGATTAGATGAATCTCTGAAACTTCCCCGTCTTTAAAGGGGAGTTTCTTAATATCTGATTGAATGTCGCAGTCTGTGAACCCGTCTACATTGACGAATCCAGGCCAATACTTATCTCCGCACCCCAGATGGACTCTCAAATTATGTCCTTCCAGTAAATACCGACTTTCTCAGGGGAGTAGTTACGGGAGACATACTCCTGACCTTCTTTTACAAGACCGTTTAAATCACTCTGGAAGGCTTTAGCCCAATTCATACCAGTGTGAATACTTCCAACCCAACAGAACCTTCTGAACTCTTTATGAGAGGGGTTATTACCTACAATCGGAAAACAGCCCATCCGAAGGGAGTTAATCAACCTATTAGGGCTTTTGTAATTTCCAGCGGAAGGAATTAAGACTAAATTCGCCTTCCTTAGACAGATTTCCTGACTCTCAACAGACCACTTTATATAATCGGTTAAATGCTCATTCTCACCAGTGCAAACCGTAATCGGGTATTTATTAATAAAAGGAAGAATCTCACTTAAGTTCCGTTGATGCCCAAACCACAGTTTTTTCTCACCCTCGGCATGGGGTTTATATTCATCACACTCGTAAGGGTCCGGGATAACAACAGAGCCTTTTTTAAGGTTATTTAAAATCCGTTTTTGCATTTCACTTGTCGGACAAGTGATTACATTCGCGTATTTAGCAATCTCTAAATAAACCTGACCTAATTGAGAGTGGTTAAAGTGGTCATCACAAAAATCGACAATAACCCGACACCCCTGTTCTCTAGCCTGTTTCGCTATAGGAACGTCTACATCAAGAGGTTTAGAGAAAACGACGGTATCGGCCTCACCTTCGTTTATCTTTGCTTCTATACCCTGTTTAATCAATTCCTGACAAGGGATTAAAGACCTGTATCTATAACTCGCCATCTGTGGTCCGCCACGATGGATAAAAGTTACTTTAATATCGGAACCCTCTTTTCTTTCGTTCGTTGACTATCGCAGCCAAAAGCCCGTCACCCTTTATTTCAAAGTGAACATCGGGCATGACTTTGTAATACTCTTGAAACTCGTCAGCCTGTAGAGCCATTGCACCGTTACAGTAAAAAGTTTTATCTCCGACTATCCGATCAACAACCATTCCGGCTTTTTCTCCGGTAAATCGTTTAGTCTTTCCGTCACCCGCGAGACAAGAATCCATCCCGTAAAGAATGAAGTTTCTGAACCCATGGACGTATCCAAAAGTCACCGCCCGAAGTCCTGAAGTCGTGCCACCACCGATTAATAGTTTTCCCTTCAGTTCTGGCCAATTCTCGTTATTCGACCAAGAGTGAAAAATCATCAGCTTTTTGTCTGATAGATGGTCAAACATCACGGGGTCACACCGAGAAGCAATTAAATAAACAGTGTGGTCGTTCTTATATTTAAGATGCTCCCTCCGGTCTTTCGGTTCGACAGAGAGAAACAAATCCGGCTCTATTCCATTCTCACAAAGGAAGTCATGGGAGCCTTTAACACTACAAATCGGACGACCTAAGCGCCTTTCCTTCCGAATCTCATCTAGGAAATCCGGCAGAGAAGGCCCACTCCCGCAGACCACGAAATGACCATCGTGGGCTACGAGAGAGGGTGAAGGTTCTACTAAGTTTCTTTTTAGATTACTAACTACGTTGGGCTTAACATCAAGCCCACCGGATACAGTTAAAGACTTTTCCGTTTCTACGTAGTTAGTTTGCTTCATTAGTCCATATCGCCAGAGCCGACCATTGCACCTTGAGCAGCGATACAGGTAACAGCGGTAGCGTTAGAGATAGTGACCGTTGAAGTCACGCCAAGGATAAGACCCGTCGAAACAACCGCGTCATCCAGAACACCAGCGGTGGCCGTGGTGTAAAGGGGCACGTTGTCGTCACAGTTCGCCGCGAGGTTCACTTTGACAACACCGGAGGTCTGCACCCAACCGTAATAACCCGAAGCAATCGACGTTTGAGCAAAACCAACCCGCTTGGTCGTAGCCGAGTTAGTCGTGGTCAACATCTGAGCAGTCTGGTCAGCGAAAATCGCCACAGCCGCAAAGGTCGAAATCTCGGACAGGGCTTGAACGTAAATAGCTTCGCCACCGTCGTTAAGATCAACCTTAGTGCCTTTGGCAATCTTGGCGGTAGGAGAAGTGTCATCCAGCGCCGGAGTCGTGATACTAGAAATGATAATAGGCATATTAGTTCTCCTTAAGCCTTGCCTACGCCCTGACGAGCGCGATTAGAAACAACCAAGTTGCCTTGGAACAGAATCGGAATAACAATCGCGTCCTGATTGACCGAGCGCAGTTCCGGCATGATTTCCATGTTCGCGTCTTGATGCGCGACGAGTTCAAGGAAGTCCGTATTGATGAAATACATATGCGAGGCCGGAATACCCGATGCGGTCGAATCAAAGAACACATCAGCGGTCTTGTATTTCATCGAGATCATGCCGCCCTTACCATCGTCAGACGGGGCGTAACGCTTGAGGCTCGATTGAGAGGCTTCGTAGAACGCGAAATACACAGGGTCCATAACAATCAGGTCCGGCGTATCGTTACCGCGAGTCGTAGCCAGCCACAGCGGGAGCATCATTCCAGCTTCGATAGTCGCCGCCGAGACAGTGACCGAGTTATCCGAAGCGTCACGGACTTGGTTTTGCCAGAAGCTAAACGTCGAGCTATTGATACCGCCAACGGTGCCAGTGCCAGCATCAGCGATAATCGCCTGAAGGCCGTTCATCTGGTTAGACGCGGTGCCATCCGAATAAAGGTCATCAGAAAGACCGTTAGCCATCGTGCGTTGCGCGTTCTTGATTTTCGCTTTAACGAAATTGATGATGCGGTTAGCACCAGAGTTCGTGCGAATCTCAAGACCGGAAGCAGCGACGTTGACCGAGACTTGACGCCACGGAAACTCAGCAGCCGAAATCACATCACTCGCGGCGACGTTAAGAACGTCATAACCAGAGTAACGCTGGTAAGTCGTGTTTTCAGCGTAGTCGAGGGGTTGAACAATCGACAGACCGCCATCTTCCAGACGAATACGACCTTTTTCGGTCATCCGGCGGAACAGTGCGTTGTGGGTTGACACCCATGTTATCGCTAAGGCTCTTTATCCCTAGCTTCACCAGCTTTCGACTGGTGGTCAGACTATATCATCAACAATTTTTTAGCTTGCTTGGTGGCGCTTATCTTCGCGCCGTGTCCTTTCGGTTTTCCAAGCTGCGCCAATCTACGCTTTTCGTTAGCCTCTGGTGTCCATCTATTTCCAGTTGACTTACGGGAAGCCTCTACACCTTTAGCCCATGCGTCTTTAGTAAGACCCACTGACTTTTCCATCGCGTTATACAGTTTGCCTTGGCTTAAATAGTGGGCTATCCACTTTTGTTCAGCCTCGCAAAACGCGCCTCTGTGCGTGTATTCGGTTTCCTCAAGGGCTTTGATTACAAAAGCCCCCTCTCCGTATATGTGCCAGTCATCGGTTAATTTAACCGCGTGATGCTTTTTATTCCGGCATAAACAACGATGCTCTCGCATCCTTTTAGATAGCTTTGCGGAAGTAACTCCGATATAAGCCCATCCATTTACGGTGTTTTCTATTGCGTAAACTATCGCCATTCGGGATTCCCCTCTCTGGTTAAAAACTGTTGCCCCGCGCTCGTGTCGCTTTACTGTCCGGCCTGGACTCCATGCGTTAGTCGTTGAACCTTCACCGTATTCCTACGGCGCTTGGCTGCTGATTGCCCTCGTCTTTACGTTAGGGGTTTCCAGCAATTCACGGGGTTTTGTAACGTCTCAAATCAAACGTTGTCAGCAATTTCCTTGCTGTGGTTACGGTAGGTCGTAGAGACCAATTCCGTAAAGGTGGTAAACAGTGTGCTTTGACCAGGAGTGGCCATGATTTATCCTTAAATTAGTCCGAGCCTTTCTGCTGTAGCTCGGATTGTTTCGTCCATAGTGCCAACAGGCCGTTTAGGAGTAGAACTTCCCTTTTTAGGAACATTCACACTCGCGGCTTTCTTGGCTTCCTGTGCCTTCTGAGCGAGTTCCGCCTTCCGTTTAACTTCAGACTGCGCTTGTTGTTCTGCAAGCAACTGAGTTCGAGTGTTCGGATTTGCGTAAACTGCGCGGTCGTAGGCTTCTTGAAGCGTAGTAACGATTCCGCCCTGTAAGAGAGCAGCCATGTCATTACGAACAGCCTCAAAGTGCTTATTTGCAGGGTTGGATGCGAAACGCTGGATTTCACTGTTCAGTGTTTCCTGCTGCGCTTGTTCTTCCCTCTGCTGCTTTTGCTGAATCCATCCCGTCAACTGCTGTATTTGCTGTTGAAGGACGGATACGTTCGGGTCAACCGTCGGCATTTCACCGTTAAGCTGAACTCCGTAGTCTTGGGCCAACTTAAAGAACATCGCCTGTTTTTGTTCAGGGCTTCCGTTCCTAAGTTGAGATTCTGCTGCGAGTAGTCGAGACACCGCCATTTCTGGGGTCGCGCCCATCGCTTGAATTTGTTGGGTAAACGGAGCAATCACTTGTTCCATTTGATGACCAAACTGCGCTTTAGTCCTGAACTGCTCTAGTCCTTTGTGCATTTCCTCCGATCTACGGATAAATGCTTGTTTAAGGACTTCAGGGGCTTGCGCGTAAGCCTCGGCTTCTTCTTTTTTAAGTCCTAGCCTTTGGACTTCAGGAGGCACCACAACCGGCACAGGTTCCACCGGAGCGACCTCTACGGGTGTTTCCTCTACCACCGGATCAGAAACCTCTACAGGGGCTTCCTCGGCCTTTTGGGAGGCTTTAAAACGGCCTTTTTCATCCCGTTCGCGAGCTTCGGCCTGTTCCTCTGTTTCCTCTCCCCGATTCTGGATTGCTTCGTAAGTCTCGCGGATGGTGTCATCCATTGACTTAACTACGGGGGCTTCCTGTTCTACGACTTCTTCAACTTCCGACTGGGTATCCAGTTCGCTCATAAAAACCTCGTCAAAGCCGGTTAAACCGCGTCACCGGCAAGCCATGTCTCACGACAGAGGGCGGAACCCTTGCGGTAGGGTTAAGTAGTCTCCAAAACTTTACGTTGTTCAGGTTTTAAGGACTGCCACGCTTGAACAGCAGCAGCCTCTATCTTCTTATCTTCAATCTTTTCTTCGTGGGCCTTACGTTCTTGGGCTACTTTCTTTTCCTGCTCCAAGCCCTCCCACGGTCTACAGTTATTTGCTCTCAGGTCGTTAATACGAGCTTGTTTAGTGGTAATCGGTCTACCGTCTATCGGGCTTGTATAGTGGATATTCACCACATGACCCATCGGAGGATTAAGAATGACCTTCTCTGTCCTCTCACCACAACAAAAAGGCGAGTCAAGATACTGGCTCGCCGGTTTTATGTATTCGTGGGTCTTATTACAAATTCTGCATCTGGATTCGTAAATCACATGAGTAAGAGGAAAGTTTCCTCATCGTCTATTTCGCGTTGAAGTAAAAGCTCATTGATGTATTTATCAACAAGCATCTGTTGAGTCTGTAGCCAAGAAATGACCTGAGAGTAATCTTCAAACTCTCGCTTAGTCTCTACGACCTGCTGTTTAATCTCTTTCTTGGCTTTAGCTACGAAGGTCTGGGTAGGAGCAATACCCATGACTTTCTTATACGTTTCCTCAATCGTCTGCTCTAAAGCATCCTCTTGAGTCTTACGCTTCTTCCAAGCCCTCTTATCCCAACCTGGATAATCGTCGCCCTGCCCTAATGAAAATACATCTACAGGCGCAGGACTTGAGCCGTAAAAGTTACCGTTAAAGAATGACCCATTAAAAAAGTTAGTAGACATGGGCTATCTTTAAATCACCGTTGAATGGAGTGTTTACACCGTAGGCTGGTTGTTTAACGTAAGAGACTTCATCGGTCATTACTACCCGATCTTTCTTCTGCATCTTGGTGACTTTCGGGCCGACCACCGCGATGACTTCACCGTTTTCTAGTGAGACTTTACCCACGTAAAAGACTTGAATTAGTAGCTTCTCCCAATAATCAGGAGTGCCTACGCCCATCGTGAAGTAACCGACTTTCTTTACACACCTTGAGAGATCACCCAAAACGTCAGGTAAGAATTCATCCTCAACTAACTCTAGGACATTGGTGCAAACCACCAAGTCAGCAGGTTTAGGGGTTAATTCCTTACCTTTTATCGCGGGGTCATATTCCCAAATCGGAAAGTCTAGTTTTGCAGCTAGAACACCCTTCCCGCAGCCGTAATCCAAAACAGATACAGAGTTAGTCGCTTTGACTAGCTTCCTTACAACTTCTGCGTATTTGAAACCTTCAGACCCGAAAACAGAAGATTGATCGTGTCTTTTTACTAATTCCTTGCGGTATTTCTCGCTTATCAACTTAGGCTTGATAAAGGCGATATTTGAGAATTTAGGCTTTTCTTGTTTAGTGTTTTCTACAATCGCTTTAACTAAGCCCTCACCGTAGAACTTAACCGAGTCCAGCTTGAGCATATTGATTTCATGCGGAACGGTCTTTGCTACGTCTAACAAATGGGGAGAAGTCCTGTAAATCTTTCCTGACCCTTCGGGATACTCAAGGTCAAAGAACTTCCTCATCTTGTTGGTATGTTCATCAGCGTGTCCTTTTTCGTCAAAAGAACAGCCATCCATCCCAAAGACATGCAGGTTTACATACCCCATAAACCTCGCTACAGCCATTGCCCTCATTCCGGCATCTGCACCACCTGTTAAAGCAGACTCACCAGCGGGGAGAATCCTGAGAGCTTCTAACTCCGTAGAAAAACAATGCCAGAGCTTGATATTGGCTTTAGCTTCAATCAATGTATCAATGTAGTTAGGGTGACAAGTCGAGCAAGGCATGTAAGTTACGTCCTTGCGAATCTCACCCAACATCAGGACTTTGTGTGCCCTTGGGTCTACGTCTACGTGATAGGTAGGGATAATCCCCCTGTCTATCAGGAATTTATGCGCCCCTGAAGTCGTAACGATTACCTTAAATTCTTTTAACTTTTCCCAAGTGTCTTTAAGGCTTGGGCCATATCCTACAATCGCTACAGGCTCAGGGTTTTTCTTGCTTTTGTTCTGAACCCTTCCTGAGACTTTACTAATCGCCATCTTGACTTGAACATCCCTCAACCATAATGGGATGCAATAGGAACTTCCGTAAGTCTTATCAAATTGAATACTTGATGAACCAGCCGAAACCCTGCCGGTAACTTTCTTCATTTAAGTCGAATGGCTTTCAAGTAAGAACCAGGCATGATATGAACCGGACTTGCCGCCGTGGACGCGATACCGGCATACATCATTCTGAATGTGCCGGCACTCGCCACATTAAAAACGCCTTGATACGTAATCCCCACAAGGACACCACCAAGGGCCGCTAAAGACAATTGCTGTGATGCGCCGGAAACTTGCAACAATCCACCGCCGCCCATCGCACCGGCTGACTGGCCCTGACTGACCCGCAAAAATTCAAGGTATCGAGGCAATGACAAGACAGGAACAGAACACCCGCCTTTGAATCCCACCGTCGCGGCACTGGCCGAAACCAGCAGCATCCCGTTAATCTCCCAAGTCTGGTCAGCGGCAACCGTCAGGACTAGACCGGAAATATCCACCAAGGCGGAGCCAGTGGTTGACTGCGTATTAGAGACAATCCGAACCTGTGGGGCCAATATCCCCGCAGCAGCAGCTACAGCCACGGAAGCCGCGTTTGATGCTACAGAGGCATAGTTACTAGCCGTGTTCGCGTAGACCGACGCTACCGAGGCGTAATTTGACGCTACGTGCTGCGCCGCAAGAGCTACAGAAGCCGCGTTACTCGCTACAGAGGCATTGTTAGCGTTAGCCGCAACCGCAGAATCCACCCGCAGGGATAGACCCTGAACCGCCGCGCTTAATTCTGTGCTTGTGACGCTTCCACCGCCACCAGTTCCGCTATTAGCTGAAACGCGATCTATAAGAGCAGAAACAGCGTTATAGACAGAATCAGTCCTTGATGACTGTCCTGCAATCGCCGCGCTTAACTCGTTACTCGTTACAGAGCCACCACCGGCCAACCCTGCTACAGAGGTAATCCTTGCACTTAAAGCCGCATGATCTACTGAATTCGTCTGACTTAAAGCACTTAACGCATTGCTTACCACCGAGACAGCGTTAGCAACCGAAGTTACCCGCCCGTCGATAGATACGTGAGCAGCAGAGTTAGTGTTAGAAAGGACGGAAAGAGCCTGAGACAGCACCGAGACAGCATTGGCTACCGAAGTGACCCGACCATCTATCGAAACGTGAGAAGCACTGTTAGCGTTGCTTAAAACAGACAAAGCGTTAGCGATAGAAGTCGCCCGACTGTCTACCGAGGCGATATTGGCGCTTAGAACATTGTCCGCACTGACTCGATTAACGATTTCAGCCGAGGTCGCGTTAGAAACGACATTAACCGCAGCAGAAACGGTATTTACAGCACTCTGAGCAGCAGCACTTACAGCCTGGACTTCTGCGGAAGTCACGGAACCACCACCCAAACCCGCTACAGAGGTGATTCTTGCGCTTAAAGCTGCGTGTTCCGAGCTATTCGTGTTACTTAGAACACTTAAAGCATTGGAGACTGTATTAATCGCACTCTGAGCCGCGACACTTACCGCTTGAACCTCGGCACTGGTAACAGACCCACCACCAGCAAGACCCGCGACTGAGGTAATCCGGTTACTTAATCCGGCGTGTTCTGAGCTATTGGTATTGCTCAATACTGATACAGCGTTACTTAAAGCGTTTAGATCAGTCTGTGAGGCTACATCCGAAAGGGTGTGCGCTTCATCACCGTTCCATGCGCTAGCGCCCTCTGTGGTGAAAGTTCCATCAGCAGGGGTAGTGTGCCGAATCCCCGCCATTATTCAACACCGACAGCGCGACCATCAGCCCCGCGAACGAGTTTCTTAGGTCTAGTCAATACTTCAGCAAGTTTCTCAGTTGACTCCTGTTGAGCTTGGGCCAGCTTTTCCATGCTCTCAGTAAATGATGCAACGATTTTCTCAATTCCCGCCTTTGGCTTGGTAGACCCGTCCGCTGAATATTCATTAGCCTCATCTTTAGCGGATATGCCCATCGCAGTCGTTTCCTTAGATGCTTGGGCTTGGAGTTCTGCGATAGCCAGTTTTGTCTGAGAATCAAGATCAGCCTTATATTTATCAAACGCTAAACGAGCCTGCTCCAACTCTGAATCACGGTCAGATTTATACTTCTCAATCATGGCTTGAGCTTCGGCCTTTTGTTGTTCCCTCTGGCCTTCATGCTGAAGTCTCATCTGCTCCAACTGTCCTTCAAACTGAGTCTTAGCCTGTTCGCCTTGTTGACGGAGTTGCTCGACTTCCAAGGACTTATCTTCAGGTTGTTGTTCTTGAGGCGGCGGCGGAGGCTGTTTAATCTTGTCAAAGGCATCTTCGACAGCGTTGCCCATCTTCGCCCTACGACAAGCCACCAAGATCAGTTCTTTAAGACTCTCAACAGGCATTGCACCCATCTGAACGGCAGGGCCAAGACCTTGCACAAGCTGAGTAATCCCACCCAGAAGCTGAGTAAGAGCCTCCATATCCCCTTCAACAGAGGCGGCGACAGTGGAGTCGGTTTCAATATCAATCTTGTAGGTTCTTTGCTTGTCATCCCGCATAACTTGGATGACTTGCTCCCACGTAATGACTTGAGGCGGCTGTTGTCCTTGCTGTTGGGCCTGAATCGCCATCATCTGAGCCTCTTGCTCAGTCGGCAATTTAACCCCTGTCATCGTCTTTAAAGTCTCATAAGAAAACTTCTCACCGATGATTTCAGCCTGAATACGGATAAGGTCACGGATGAAACGGGAGACTTCCCCTTGCATCTTTCTAAGACGCATGGAACCCCATTTATCCTTGATCTGTTGAGCCGTCGCGGTCTCTTGGGCGTTACTAGACCCACGGATTACATCAGCAATACCTGTAATCTCGTAAATGACTTGTTTAGTCAGTTCCCGCTGCTCATACAAGACTTTAAGGACATTCGCGGCCTGTTCGATAGGCATAAACCAAATAGCCTTTTCAAGACCGCCACGCTCCAACAAAGCCGTGACGTTCTGAGCCGGTATAAGGTCGTTATCCTCGCCCCTCATCAATTCTGAGAGTTCAGATAAGGTCGCGTCGTAAATACCGCGCATCTTCAGACCTTTAATCAGTCTGTTAATACGGGTAGAAATCGTGTCCAGTTCTTCCGCTTGCTCTTTGTAGAGTTCAAAAAGAGGAACGGGGATAAGACTGGACGGGTCGCCTATCGCATACAAAGGACGCGGGATAGGAAAGAAGCCCTGAAGGTTCAGGGGGTCAGTGATAGTCTGTAACGGTTCTTCCTTGTGATTCTTGGCGATAAACAAGACTTCGCGTTTATCTTTATCCCAAATCTCCCAGACTTCCGCAGTCCTGAAAGAATTGGAGACCTTATCATCGCGTTCTTTTTCAATCTCCTCGTCATCCGTGGAGTCGAGCTTTACTAAAGAACCAATCTCACCAAACTTTTCCTCTAGTTCTTTACGAGTGAGTCTGTGTTTAAACCCTACCCATTGAACTTCATCCCAACACTTACCGAATCCGTGTCTAAAGTCATCCCATTGGACATGCTCAATAGGGGCTTGCTCCCATTCAACTTCCTCGTAACCCTCAAGAGCTTCACCACCTGTTTCATGCTGCTCTGCGCCCTCCTCGTGGGTTTCTTCAGTAACACCCACTTGAGTCAAGGAAGGAACGTAACGAACGCGAGCAACAGCGCGGCCAGGCAAAAGCATGTCTAGAACGCAAGACTCGATTTGATGATTAAAGTCCGTGGTATCTAGGCCAAATTCAAGGCTACGAGACATAACCTGAGATACAGCCTTACCTACAGGATCTTCATCCTTAAACCTACGGCGAACGTCAGGCTTCGGAACAGAGTTATAAACCGCAGGGGCTAAAGTCTCGGTATTTGACCAAAGGATATTAAACGAGTGCTTTTTAGCATCCCGTTGACGATACCGACGGAGAATCTTGTCAGCGTCTTTCTTCCAGTCCTTCTCTCGTTTATCCGCAAGACCCCACTCTAATACCCACCGACGAACGATACCTTTAGGGTCTTTCTCAATATCGGAAGGCTTTTCTACAGTGGTGGAGTCAAGTTCGCTCATGCTGTCACCGCCTGAAGTTGTGCCGCGCTTAATTGAGTTTGATAAATACGAACATTGCGGATGGTGCCGAACCAAGGATTACCAGCACCGGTTCCGCAACCTACCGCTATTGCGGTCGAAGCCATTGCTCCGTCAAAAGTTCCAGATTGAGGGTCTAATCCATCGCCAGTAATTAATTGAGTAGAACCACCGTAAGAACTTGCCCGCTTTCTTAATCCGGTAGCCATACTGGACAGGCCGGTTTTAGTTACCGCGTTTACCCCGTCTGCCGTGTAAATCGTTGTAGGAGCAGCGCCGCCAACGTATAAAGGAAGGTTATTGCCTGTATCAAACGCAACCGCAATAGCTGTAGTTGTGCCAGTCCAGAAAGTAGATACTTCCGCGTAAGCACTCCCCACACTTGCACTTGCATTCCCACTTACCGGATAAGTCAAAACATCAGCGTTTCTCGTAACCGATGCGCCAGCAGTAGGGATAAACGAACTCGCAAAACTTCCGACCTCAAGCTGTACAAATTTACAAGAGCCTGTAACTGTAAGCGTCAGGCTCGCCGCTGTTGGGGTAAATGTTAGGCTTACCCTCTGCGGATAGACGCCAGTTCCAACCAACGGGCCAGCGGTCGAAGCGCCTGAAAGCGTTATCGTTCCAGTTCCGTAAAAACTTAACGTGTGAGCAACAGCAGTGACGTTTACCGATTGCGTAGAAAAGTCCGTTCCGTCGATTAAAGAGTTAAGGACTAGATTCGTCCTCGCCCCCTCCGCGAGATACCCTCTATAAGCTAACGTAGTCGGGTCGTAATAACTCCGAGGAACTCCACTCGCTACTGAGACAATCAAGCCAGCAGAATTAACCGTGGTCGCTGTCGTAGCCCTTGTGAACGTAGCCGCACCCGTTCCTTTAGCTAGTGTCAGGTCTACCTCACCTGAGCCTTTATCCGCGAATCCAGCAATAAACTCCGCAGAATTCATCAGGGCGTTTAATCCCTGAGAACTACCCCAAGTTAAAAGCATTAACCAGGAATAAAGCTAACAGTGCAATCTACAGTGCCACTAATGGTCACGTAGATACCCGTTGAGCAAGCGAAAGGCAGTGGATAGAACGTGCCAGGAAGCGGAGTAAACGTATTCGCAATAACTCCACCTGCTGCACTGGTGTTATTCCATACTTTAATCGTAGGAGTCGAGGAAGCTGAAGATACCCAAATACCCAAAAGACGACACGGGCCACTGAATACAGCAGCACTCGCACTCAGATTAGTAGGGGTGCCAGATTCATTAACAGGATTACTCATTTTCTTTCCTTCTTCTGTGTTCTTTAATTAACTCTGAGGGGGTTACACCCACTTTTATTCCGTCGATAGTCACACCAGCCTTAAACTTAGGCGGCTCTTTCTCTTTAGGCTTCATTTCCTCACGCCAGACTAAACAGGCGTATCTGAAAGCGTCTGCGTAATGTGAAGTCCAGTCGTGTCTAGGCTTATCCCTAAAACATCGCTTTTCTTCGTCATACTCGCGTTGATACTGTTTAAGAGTCTCAATTCCCTCTCTACAGTTTTCATCGAAGTAACAATCTGAAAGGGTTAATCGCGCAGCCTGAACACCGTCGATCAATCCGAGTTCTGGAACTATCCGAGGCTTCCAGCCTAAAGCTGAGAACTGCTGTTCTATGCTTCGTCCGGTCTGTAGGCTCTTAGCCCTTGCGTCATGGGGTAGATACAGCCAATCCCCGTAGGTATAGGGCTTACCCTTTAGAACCTCTTGGTAATGGCTTATAGGCATCCCTGACGCGGCGTAGCAGTCAATTAACCTTAGTTCTTTATTGACTTGAAACCACCAGATAGCCGTGTCATCACTAAACCCGAGGTCTAGGACTGCGTAAGTCTTTAGATTCTTGTCGTAGAGGTCTTTCTTAACCCTGCCCTCTTGCTCTAAAGCCCATAGCTCTTTACCGAAAATTGCCCCAGGTAAAGCCGCGTCAAAGTCGCACTCCATCTCCTGCCGCCACGCATCCTCGGTCAGTTCAGATTTAAGCGCGTTTAACTCAGACTCAGGGAGAATCCCCGAATCGTTAGCCTTAATCATTAAAGCTAACCAGTCTTTAGACCTTTGGGCTAGGTCGTATATCTCAAAGAACTGATTTCGTCCTTTAGGGGTTCCGATGATGATCGCCTTACCCTGCCTATCAGCTAAAGCAGGACGGATGACGTAAGCCCACACAGAAGGCTTCCAGTCTCCATATTCATCAGCTACTACAAGGTCAAAGAACATCCCCCGTAAGGCATCGGCGTTATCTGCACCGAATAACTGAATCCTCGCCCCATTGGGGTAGTCAATCCTTAACTCTGATTCATTAACAGAGTGATTAGGAACTACTGAGGAATATCTTTTAAGGTAATCCCAAGCTACTGCTTTAGATTGCCGGTAAAACGGGGAAACGTAAGCGCCCCTAAAATCTGGCTTATCACTACTTAAGGCGGCGCGTATTAAATGATTTATGCAAGCAACTGTTTTACCCGCACCTTCGCCGGTGGGCGACGATTACGGCCCACCGATGCCTCGAATCATGTAAAGGTAAAAATGCTTTTCTGGGGCAATACGGGATGATTATCAAATACTAGCCCAATTCTTGCCGCACCATATTTGATAAATAGTGCTTTTACTTACGCCGTAAAGCCTTGCGTATTCAACGCCGGTCATTAGCCTTTCGCGTATATGCTTAACAGCATTAAGGGTCAATTTAGACCACGTTGCTTTTTCACCGCGATTATCAGGAACAAAATTGCGTTTCTTTTTAACGCAATCTTTCATGTTGTCCGCAAGGGTGCCAACACTTAAATGATTTGGGTTTACACAAGACGGGTTGTCGCAGGAGTGCATTACTACCGCGCCATCAGGTATATCGCCTTTGTAAAGCCGGTAAGCAACGCGATGGGCTTTGTCCGTTCCGTCCTCACGATGACCCAAGCCAATTACGCCATAACCCAATTCTTTAACAGCGCCGCCCCATATCCAGCACCCACTCATAGGGTCTGGGTAAACCTTGTCGTGAAACCTATCCCACAATGAACGACGAATTCTAAAATCACCCTTCGCCATTATTCATCCAACCAAACTTAACTTTTATTGGTTCTTCCCCGCCGCTATGCTCAATAGCCTTTAAGTCAGGGATTTCTTTACCTATTACAATCTTTGCCGCCTGCACTTGGGCGGGGGTCATTTCAACTTCACCATTTGCGTATGAATTCAAGCGGTTAAGCAACTGACTCGCCCTTATCAGCCTCTTAGTCTTTTCGTCGTGAGAAGGCTTTTCAGTTCTAGCGGCCATAAATCATTACGTAAGCGCGGTCAGAATCGCCGCAGCAGCTTGAGCAGCGGTATTACTTTGATCGACTTGGACAATCCCTGTCTTTTTAGCGGAAGTATTCATGTTCTGAACACCTACGTCAGTGAAAGAAGCAGAGGAAGTATTGTCGAATTTAGTAATAATGCAATTAAGCCCCGCGCTATCCAATTCGGTCTGTAGTTGTGCTTGTGTAAAGGCCATGATTTGTCCTAGTGTTTACTAAAGTTTAAGTATCTATCCGCCATCTCTTTGACTTGCTCTTGTTTAGCGGCGTCTACTACTTTTTGAATTGCGTATTTCATTAAATCTTCTTGAACAATCTTGTTTCTTCCTGGGATTTCCTTAACTCCGTATTCTTTGTAAGCATCCCAATAAATCTTTAAGTAATCTTCAGGAGTCATTAAGTGAACGCCCTTTAACAGACGATGCCAGGACAGGCGGGAGATTGAGAGTGTGTCTGTGGGGCGCTCATTTAATAACTCAATAAAAAAGCCCCGTTAGGGGCTGTTGTTCCTACTCGCTGCGTCTTGGATTGTTGTGGTGGCGGCGATTACCGCGCTTCATGTTAAACCGCCCAAGCATCCGCTTTCGGTTATTGCCTCCTGCATGGGGCAATTCTTAAATCTTTAGGGCGAGTTTATCTATCAATGGTCGCCCTGATCTCTGCGAACTTCAGGAAGGATTGCCGTTTCCGCGCAGCTTCCCATCTACCGCAGTCTAGGGAACTCTCAGGGATTCCCTAAGTTACAGACTACTTATAACGCGGCTAATTCATGCTCGCAACGTTCAAAGGTTGCATTTCCCTAAGTTTTGCAATTTCCTCCTGAAGCCTTTTAACTTCCTGCCGATACCAGTCTAAAGTTTTTCTCGGCTTCTCTGCGCCGACCATTTTCGCCAGTTGCCTAACCCTCTCTCGGCTAATGTTTAAATCCTCGGACATTTCGTTAAGGGTTTTAATGGCTCGATTGGCAATGATGTAATCCACCGCCGCGCCTTTATCCTGAATCTTTCGATAGGCTCTCATTAAAAACGCTCCAACTGTTCACACATCATGCTATTAACTTTCCGGTCTAGGGTTCCAATCAGGTCATGTAAAAAGTTAAATTGCCTTTGTAAAGACTTAATACGCCCTAAAGACTGCTTCATGTATTTAGCCCTGTCAGAATCGGTGTATTTCCTGATTCCGTAACCCTGACAGGCATCACAAACCACCCGTCTCTCCCCCACGATCATTTCTTTAGCGCCTTTACACCACTTGCATTTGTCGCTTAGAAACTCGTGGAGGCATTGATCTACTACGGATGACCTCAGGGTATCTACCTCGCCAAAGAATCGCTCCTGATGCCGTTTAATCAATTCCTCACGGGCTTTTTTGTATGCCCAAGACTCGGACATATACTTAACCTTCCAAAGCAGCACCCCTAGCTCATCGCAAAGACCTGACGCGGCAACCTTATCAACTGCCTTTTCGTGATCTGCAGACCATTT